TCAACCCGCAACAGTGGTTGTTCTTGGTCGGCGGGGCGGCAAGGGGGGAGGTGGCAAAGGATAGGCCCCTCTATCAACAATGATGCCGATCCTGCGAATCCTTGCAACAAACTTTCCTGTATCAAGGAAATAGTTAGGATATGCTTTCTTCAGAGCCGATACTGATTGCGCTGCTACGAGTACTACCTGAACGCTGTCATTGTCTTTCGCCGCTTTTTCCCTCTCTAGGTAGTCATGTGTTGCCTTGGGGAGTTCTTCTCGGGAGTAACCACTCACAGTTACATTTTTATTTTGGGTGTTAAGCTCAAGAAGGTAGTAGTGGGTCTTCTCATCCTGAGTGTGATGAAGCTCCTCGACGATAGAGTTATATACAGTCAGTTTTTCGACCACATCGAGTTCTTTTGCAATTGCTATAGTGCGCTGAAGTATTTCGAATTTACTGAGGTTCTTGTGTGCGTCCAAAACTTGGCAGTCTTCCATCAGGGCAAAGCTCGACGAAGCGTAAGTAAAGAACTCAAGCCATCGGGCGTTCCCCATGCTGGATTTCAGTGCTTGATTTAAAAAGACGCCCGCCGTCTCAACCGCCGTGGCCCAAGCGTGTTGGACTTCATTCCGAATCTGAATCTCGAGTTGTAACCCCTCATAGCTTTTAGCGCCACCTTTCCTGTTATTATACTTATATACAAGATGTATGCCTCTATACCCCGATTCTTTTGGGGCCTTTATGTAGTCGTACTCTGAAACCAGAACGTGATCCCATTTGCTGTTAAGATATGACTCTCTCAGTTTATAGATCGACCGCAAAGTCGGAACGACAGCCCGTAGACCCCCGATGTCCTGCATGCGCGCCAAACTCATGCCTGGAAAGCGTTCGAGCTTTTGTACTATGGAGGGAATACGCTTCAGCCTCTGTGCAACGAGTCCTTTAATTCCCAGTGATTTTAGTTTATTGCGCAAACTGGCTTGGAACGTGTTCACCGGATAGCTATGACTAGAGCGCCAGTTGTTCAGTATGATCAGAGCCTCATCGAATTCGTCGTCTGTGGCATTTTCATCGAAGAGAGTCGACCCAGCCTTCATCACTTTCTTCTTGCTGTACTGAGGCGTTACCCAAGCCATTTTTGCCTTCCGTGGAGTCATTTATGATTCCTCAATGATGGCACCATGCCCAGTTTCAGGCAATGCACGGTGATTGCCGCGGTACTCCCACATCTCTACGGCTTTTGACCCCATCTGCCCCTCGTCGTTTGGCATCCACCGTCCATAAACCCTGGCAATCATGGTCCAGTCGCTATGCCCCATTTGCTTCGCCACCCACATCGGGTGTTCTCCCGCCGAAAGCATCATCGACGCGTAGGTGTGTCGGGTCTGGTAAGGACGTCGATACCGAACGCCAGCCTTCTTCATTGCCGGATGCCACATAGTTTTCCGGATCGGTTGATCTCCTGCCCAGCGATCGAGTGTGCGCGGGTTCTGGAAGACCTCTTTGTCAGCGAGGAAGGTGTGCGCCTTCTGTGCTGTGAGCGCCTCAAGGGCCGGGCGAAGCAACTTCACTGAACGCCGGCCTGCTGCCGTCTTCGTCACCTCTGCCTCTCCAGCAGCAGCCTGAGTCATTGCCCGGCTGATCATCACCTCACCACGTACCCAGTCCACATCTCCCCAATCCAGCGCGACAAGCTCGCTCGTCCGGAGCCCTGTCCATAGCGCGAACTGCACCATATTCCGCGCCTGGCCCGTCAGCGCTGCCAGGATGGCTTGCTGCTCCTCAGGAGAGAATGGGTCCACATCGTCGTCTTTCGGCGGCGCTTCCTTCCTGGCGTAGGTCCACCCGGCCAGTGGGTTGATGTCAAGCAGTTCCTCGTCGACAGCGTCGTTAAGCGCAGACCGGAGGCAGCTCTGGATGTTGCTCAGTGTCTTGTTGCTCACCTGCAGGCCGTCCAGCCAGTCACGGACCGTCTTGCGCTTGAACTCGATGACCAAGTGATGCCCGAGAGCAGGCACCAGCCTTAGCTCGACAATCTTCCTGTACCCCGCAAAGGTGCTACTGGAGATGTGCTTCTGCTTAGCGGCCAACCATCTGGTTAGAAATCCTCCCACGGTCTCCTGGCTCGTTTCCGGTGCGAACTTGGCCGCTCGGGGAGAGCCTGGGAACGTGACGGAGTAGTCGAACGTCCCTTGGGCGATGGCGTGCTCGATCGCCGCCTTGTGCTGCTGGGCCTTTTTCAGATTAGTGGCGGTGGGCTTGAGCGCGACGCGCTCGCGGCACCTAACACCCCGGAACATGAACGTGATCTCGATGCTTGAATCTGAGACCGCCCTGACACCGCTCCCGCCTCTACCCATGATTCATATCCTTCCATGTCAATCAGCGTCCGGCCATCCGGCGCCTTTAGCCAAATTTCACCAAGCCGCCAGATCCCGTCGCGGATCTTTGAGCGGATCGCGTCCTCGGTGTAGCCAGACTCGCTGGCAAACTTTCTAACGGTCATGTAGCGCATCGCCTTACTCCACCTGGCGCGTCAGGTTTTGATTGCCTCGCCGATCTGTCACGTCAGGTCCTTCTGGACGGCGGCAGGGCTGGCTTCGATTCGATGAACGTGCTGGCTGAGTTCTCGCCGCCAATGTGGCGGAAGTAGTCAATCTCAACCTTTGCGCTTTCAATCAAAACGCGGCTGATATCCGATACTGACTGGGCCCGCTGAACCTCTTTGGCCAGATCGTCGTCGTCGGCTTCACGCACCGCTTCAAGCTGGGCGAAGAGGTGGTCGCGAAGGTCGCTGAGCTTATTTTTCATTCCTGGTCTTCCTCTTGATCTCTTTCTTCAGCTCGTTCTGCAGGTGGAGGATGTCGATAACCTCTTCCGGCAAACCTTTGTAGTGATGGTTGTTGCGCAGCTGGTGCTCGGCCCGTGTGCGTAGGCACAGGTTGGCCAAGTCCGTGTTCTGCACGTCGCCGTCTTTGGCTGCTACAACCATCCCCTCTGGAACAGGGCCGTTGGCTTGCTCCCAGGTGTAGGTATGAAGCGGCTTCCACACGTCGGGCTGAGCTACCTTGATCAGCGTGTACCGACCCTTGCGGTGGGTGGCTCCGACTGGTCTTGGATCTTGGCCAATCTGACCCCCTTTGGCCTCAAGCCTGGCAAGGAGTATTCGGCGATGCGTTTCCGACCTGTGGGCATCGGTCTTAACCAGTCCAAACTGAACTGCCCTCAAAGTGATGGCTGTCTTCGTGCGCCCAGGCAGAAGCAGGCACAGCTCCTTGTTGGTTTTGTTGGGATATAGCAGGCGAAGGAGTGCATCCTCTGCCTCGGTCCAGCGCTTGACTGGCCCGCGCTTAGTCACGCTCTGCTCCGAAAGTGGTCGGCTAGGACACGGCGCCCGTCCAAACCGCAGGCGGTGGAAAGGTCGATGACTTGGCCGAAGGTGGTTTCACGGTGCTGCAGGGCATCCCACAGAAGCTGGAGCAGGGCGGCCTGAGTCATGGCTCCTGCTCCTGCACCACCTGTTGCTGTATGGCGCCCAGGCCCAGGGCTGTGTCTATTGCGCGATCCAAATCACCGCCGCCAATGGCGATGTCTCCTTGAAACACTAGGACATCGCTTCCAGGGTCTTCAATGCACACGCGGTCACGCAGGTATCGGTACCGGTGCGCATCGGCCACCAACTTGACGTGCTCGTCGATGCTGAACGCTGGCGCCTTCTGGGCGGTACCTTCGGCGACCCGGCGCTGGTGAATCTCCTCCCGATCGATGATCACGCCACGCGGGGCCTCAATTCCGAGGCGGACTTGGCAACCGTTCACCTGGGCCACAGTGACGCGAATGTTGCCGCCGATGATGACGGCCTTACCGATGTTGCGACTGAGCATAAGCATGTGAATCTCCTTATTTCGTGCAAGCCGGGGGCCTGCCGCGATTGTTGGCTTTCGCAAAAATCTGGGTTGGATCAAGTCAGGCGGATGTTGTCACGCCACCGCCAGGGCGCACTCGGCGCGCCGGGTTGCTACACGGGTTTCGATTTTTCGCTCGCCTTGACGGCGAGTGCGGGTGAATTCGTCAGCGCTGGATACGGAATGGCCCACCAGTACTGCGCACAGGGTCACCACCATTGGAGAGATCAGGCCACGCCGCATTGCTTCAGCTACCAGTTGAGCGCGTTTGATAACTCCGAGCTTGGTGCTGGCGGCAAGCAAGCGCTTGTCGATGGTGTCCTTGGCTACACCGAGCTCACGGGCGGCTTCTTTGCTGGTTAGCCCGCATGCCACAGCCATGACGCATTGGAGCTCGCGTTCCGCCAAGCCCAGCCCAAGGCTGCCAGTCCAGTTACCGAATGTCAGTGCGTTCATGTGCTTCGCTCCGTGCGAGAGTTGACGGGACAAATAATGGTTTGCCTTTATTTTTCTGTCAACAGGTATGCCTTTATTTTTTTCGACTGCTTCCCCCAGGCGGCCTCGCTTGGTTAACCTAATCTGTATGGATATACAGTAAAAAGGAGATGGTTGTGGCGAAGCAAAAAACACAAGCGGCGGAGCAGCGCAAAGAGATGACAGGCATGGAACGCTTGGTCTTGAGGGTTTCTTCGATGATCAACCACCCGATAGCCCAGACCCAGAGGTGGGTCACAATTCATCAGCTTGATACTGATAGCGATCAGCATTGGGAGGAGGTCATGAGCATGATCGCTGAAACCCCAGGGATAGAAATGACCTTTAGTGATGATGGAAGCGTGAAGCTTCAGTGGGAGGCTGAGGAAGAGCAGACCTCCACCTTGGCGATGGAGGGCGCAGAAGTCGAAGAGGAGGTCGCCGCCCCGTTTTAAGGGAGCATTTGCGCGCCGCGCTCAGGCTCGGCGCGTTACAGCAGATTGCCGTTCCAGACGTATAGGACCTTTGCCTGGATGTAGGTCTCTTCCTTGCGGATCATCCGATCCTTATGTTTCGGGTTGTCGGAGATCATCTCAAAGTGCTCATCATCAGCAACCTGAAGGCGTTTGATGTACTCATGGCCACCCCAAGAGATGAAATACACTCCATCGCCGATGAACTCGCGAACAGTTACGTCGACAATCAACGGATCGCGATCCTTGATGGTTGGAGCCATTGATTGACCCCATCCAGTGACGAGCTTCAGGTGATGGGGCTCTTTGAAGTCAAGCCCCAGTTCACGCAGGTGACTCAAGCTAACGCGAACGTCTCTGAGCATTTCCGGGTAGTCGTGCGTCACTTGACCGCCACCCATTGCACCCCGCACGTCATAGTGCGCAATTCGGATCATATCGCCGGTGGAGCCACGAGTGGTTCCTAGCTTGGGAGAGCCGTCGCTCGGGGGTGAATCAGTCTCTTCGGCAGCCTGGAGCAGGCGATTGCGTGCCTCTTCCGACAGACCCGAGCCCGTTTTCTCCAGCATTTGCCTGACCATATCGGCAGCCGAAAGCTTAAGTACGGCCTCTCCGACGACAGCGTGGCCATCCTCAGATGATCCGGGGATGCTACCCACTCCTTCCGCTAACCATAGCGGACTGACCCCGCAAATCTGGGCGATCTTCACCAGGTGTGCACTGGTACGGGAGAGCCCTCGCTCGATTTCCGAGATTGAGGCTTGCGCGATGCCTGCCTTCTCGGCCAGCTCGGTCTGGGTAAGCCCTTTCAGGCGACGGGCATGTTTGAGTCGATCTTTGAGTTCCATAACCCACCAATCTAATGGTTAGCCTTTTTTCTTGCAAAGAGGTATGCCTGTAAAATACAGTAAAGGTATACCTCTATTCGGCGTAATGCCCATGAATGAAATCTTCATTGACCTAGTCAAGTTTTTTGGTGGCCAGGTAGCAACAGCGAAAGCCCTTGGCGTAACGCAAGGCACTGTCAGCGGTTGGGTGCGCGGCATCCATGGCTGCTCTGCTGACATGGCGCTGATCATTCAGGCCAAAACCCACGGGCGTTTCGCCGCGTCGAGCATTCGTCCATCGCTGGCGGAATCGCTCCCGACCTTGAATCAAAAGGTACCAGTCAAAAGCCATCAAGCGCAGACCAACGAATCTGCTGTTCATCCATCCAGCACTTCGCAGGCATCCCAATGACTGTCCCTCATGCAATGTCGAGAGCTAGGGGAAACCTGTCATGGGCAAGAAATTAATAGCGCGGAAAGACGGGGGCAAAATTGTTTCAAGTCAGATCAGCCGCCAGGACTTGATTCCGACTTTTTCTGTGAGAGCTTTGAAGGCAGGGGGAATTTGAATGATTAGCACAGATACCGCAAAGCCGCCGTAACCGCACGGCCCATCAGATTCTGCATTTGGCTTAGCCCAGAAAGCAGAAAACCCGGCTTCGCAGGCCGGGCTTCTTAGCCAGTCCCCTGGCAGGGACCTTTTGAATCTTCGTCACTTGGAGACGATTTCATGCACCCAAAAAATACCACCGCGTCATCACCGGCGCAACCGATCATCACCACTGAGATCGATTTTCTCAGCACGCCAATCGACAACCGTGGGCTGCAGTTGCTCACCGTAGCGGCCGGCGCGAACGCAGAAGATGCGCTGCGCGCGGCTCGGACACTTTCTTCCGGCCTGAGCCAACTCTGCCAACACATGCACGACAGCCTGAACATGGGCGAGATGACGTACTGCGATGGCATGGCGGCGCTCAGCTTCTTGGGGGAGACCGTCAGCGCGCTGGTTTGGTCGGTTGAAAAGAGCGTTGCCTTCGCCGCGGGCCGTGGGGGGGAGCAATGAGACCTCATGCAGAGACGCTTGCTAGCCCATTCGCCACCTACGGTCTGCACGACGTTCTTGAGGCCTCTGCCGATATTCCGGTGCACGAATCATTGGGCGCCGCCACTGATCGGCTCGAAGCCGTTGTTGCCGGCCTGCGGACGCTAATGCAGGAGCCATCAGTCACCCATCACGCCACTCTCGTCTTCTATGCAGCGGAATCAGCGCTGGCGCTTGTCTATGCAGCGCACGCCGGTGTCGATTCTCAGCAAGAGGGCGCGCCACAAAACTCCACCACTCCAGTTCGTGGCGCGGGAGGTGCAGCATGCTGACCGTACGCACCCAACTGATGTCGATTCCGACTGTCGGCGATCTGGTGCAGGACGTGACCCTCTCTGCAGAAGAGGTTGCGAAGTTCAACGAGGCCCGAGAGGCGTTCCGGGCTATCAAAAGCCTGTACTGGTCGAAGGTTGTCCCTGGGCTCGGCGGCTTCGAGAACCCCGTAGTATGCGAGCTTGAGCGCCTCATGGAGCGAGTTGTCTTCGACACGCGCAATTTCCTGTACCCACACCGCAACGCGGCTGCCTTCCATGACGCAAAGGATGTGGGAGGTGCGGTATGAATCTGCCCTCTACCGTCTTCACCACTATGGATACCACCGAGCTGCTGGCATTGGTCAATGAGGCCCGCGCGGCCTTCGGCGAAGGTTCGGTCCGTCATAATGATTTCGTTGCTCGCTGCAAGGATGAGCTCGACGGGGAGCACTACGAAACTTTCGTAGTGCAAAATTTGAACAACACCCAGTCCGAAGGGCTTCGACTCACCGCTGACCAATGCAAGTTGGTCGCCATGCGTGAGTCGAAGGGCGTGCGCCGTCGCGTGCTTGCCCGCCTGAACGAGCTGGAGGGGCAGCAGGCCCGCCCCATGACCCAGGCCGAGCTAATTGCTGCCAGCGCGAACCAGATGGTGGAGATCGAGCGCAAGCAGGCCGCTCACCAGGTTGCGCTGGAGCGTGTAGAACGCCAGGTTGCCGACCTGAGCCAGACCATGGTCTGGGACCATTGCCCGCAGAACTGCCTGTCGCTCACCGGCATCAAGGCCGCGATGCTGGCGCGTCATGGCTTGTCGGGCGCCGTTGTCGACTACGTGCTGAAGGAGTGGCCGCACCAGCCAAACTCCGCCGGCATGGTCCGCAATGGCCACGAGGACGCCAAGGGCTCGCAGTACCTGGTCTGGACGAAGAGCCTTGTCACCGCAGCGTTCAAGCGCTTCGTCGACGAGTGCGAGATGGTCAACGCCACCCAGGCCAGTCACCCCTATTTCAATGGCCGGTTTCGGCTGACTGGGAAGGTGCACCCATGAAGCGAAAGCTGAGCAAGCAAGAGCTCATCCTGCAGGTTTCTGAAAGAGCTGCTGAGTACTACCGAGCGCAGTCCGTGGCGCGACGCATTCGGATCAGGCTAAACGACGAATACAGCATGTTCTTCCGGGCGTGCGGTGAGCCTGACCCGAAGAGCCGTCGTATCGACCCATCCAACCCACTCTACGGTGCCGTGATCGCCTACACGGCCGACACCTACGAGCTTTATCAGAAGGCGCAGCGGGCCAAGCACAACGCCAAGCGAGCTATGGAGTCGGCCATCAGATCGATGATCGGGCCTGATGTCGACCACCTGCCTCCGCTTGTACCTACGCCTCTGCCGGCTGGACCGGTGCGGCGTACCACTTCAACCGGGGAGACCCTGCAATGACTTCGCTGACGAATCCAGAGCAGGCGCTCCAACAGCGTGCTGGCGCAACGATTATCAGCGGCCCATGGCCGACCTATAGCCAATTCAAAGGATTTCCGGAGCGTGAGCGCTGGACGATCTACGAGCTGGCCAAGGTTGGTCGTGAGGCGCTGGAGGACAGCGGCTTCAAGATGGCCGAGAGTTACGACGCTTTCGTGCGCCGCGTCACAGAGGAGCTTGACCTGTGAGCCAGGAGCGTATCCCACGCAAGTTTCAGGGCGTTTGGATTCCAGCCTCTCTCTGGCTGGACCACTCACTGTCGACAAACGAGAAGGTGATGCTGGTAGAAATCAGCAGCCTCGAGGATGACGTGCGCGGCTGTTACGCCACCAACGCGCACTTCGCCGGGTTCTTCGGGCTGTCGGTATCTCGGGTGTCCGAGATCATCAGCGGGTTGGCTGAGCGTGGCCTGATCAAGGTTGAGCAGATCCGCGAAGGGAAGCGCGTAATCGAGCGCCGAATTCGCATCTCCAACCCCTTCGATAAACCGAAGACCCCTTCGGAAAACGCTGTGAACCCCTTCGGAAAAGGCGATGAACCCCCTTCGGAAAACACGCAGGGGAGTAATACACCTATGAGTAATACAAAGAGGGTTAAAGCCTTATGTGCATCGGGGACTGAAACAGCGGCTGCATTCGAACAGTTCTGGAAGCTGTACCCGAAGAAGAAAAGCCGCAAGGACGCCCTCAAGGCTTGGGAAAAACTCAACCCGGACGCCGAGCTTCAGTCTGTCCTGCTTGCCTCCCTGGCCAAGCATTGCGTTTCCCGAGATTGGGCCAAGGAAGGAGGCCAGTTCATCCCGAACGCAGCCACCTGGCTCAACGGCGAGCGCTGGACCGATGTTCTTCAGCCCATTGGTGCAACCCCTCAAGGCGGCGCATTCAACAACCTCCCGCACCACACCGATGACATGTACCAGGAGAGCCACGATGGCCGCCCAAATTTCTGATCTATTCCACCGTACCCCGGCCAAGCGCATCTTTTCTGGCGAGTGCCCGGTGCATGGCCGCGTCGATATGAGCGAAGTCGAGCAGTTGGACGGCTCGATGCTGGCGCGTGGCTGCAAGCGCTGCGCTTGGGAGGCTCTGCACACCACGCCCCGCGACTCGGCAGAGCGGGCCCTGGCCACTGCCCAGCGCAAGGCCGAGGACACCATGGCCGCGTTGATCGGCGCCGGGATCACCCCCCGCTTCGCTGCGGCCACCTTCGACAGCTATCGCGCCGAAAAAGACCCGCAGCAAAAGGCGCTGGCCAAGTGCCGGGCCTATGCTGAGCAGTTCCCGGCCAACTACCGGGCCGGTCGTTCGCTCCTGCTGACCGGGAACGTTGGCTGCGGCAAGACCCATCTGGCCAGCGCGATCGTTCGCACCGTGGTGGCCGACCACTGCCGGGCGCTGATCGTCCCAGCGGGGGACATTGTGAGCATTGCCCGCGCCTCGATGGTGCCCGGATCGGGCTACACCGACCGTGACGTGGCAGTCCATCTTGGCGGCTTGGATCTGCTGGTGATTGATGAGATCGGGGCGCAGAAGGGCAGCGAGTACGAGCTGGGCCTGCTGCACAGCATCATCGACCGCCGGTACCAGGCGGTACTGCCGACCGTGGTGATCAGCAACCTGAATGCAGAGGGCCTCAAGTCCTACATTGGTGATCGCGCCCTTGACCGTCTGCGTCAGAACGGCGGGCAGCAAGTGGGCTTCACCTGGGAGTCGAAGAGGGCGGCGGCATGAGGGCTCTCTATAGCGACGAGGCGGAGCACGGCGTGCTGGGCGCGGTCATTCACGCTTCGCTGCAGCAGGACGTAGGCCTGGTCGAAGACATGCTCGGCCAGATGACCTCAGCCGACTTCTATCATGCCGACAATGCGGCACTGTTCGAGGCCATGCTGGAGTGCCGCGAACAAGCCATGCCTATCGATCCGGTGACCTTGGGCGCGGTTCAGCGCTTGCTCCCGGGTGGCGACAACGTCATGGCCTATGCCGCTGAGCTGGCTAGCAAGGTTCCTTCGCTGGCCAACTGGAAGGCCTACGCCAAGCACGTCAAGGAGTGGAGTGTGATCCGGCGCATTCTTGATGTAGCAGGCGGCACTCAGGAATTGGTCCAGGCCGGCGCCCCGACCGGCGAGGTAATCGCTGCAGCCCAGCAGGCCATGGCCGACCTGCGCGATCTCGACGGCGAGACCAAGGGCTTCAAGCGCCTGGACGATTGGATGGGGGCCGCCGCGCAGTTGGTCGATGACAAGTTCAACGGCAACGCTCCCGCGTGGCCAGCCACCGGCATCGAAAAGCTGGATGAGCTGGTCCAAGGCATCCGTCCGAAGAAGGTGACGGTTATCGCTGGCCTACCCGGGAGCGGCAAGACCACGCTAGCCCTGCAGATCGCCCAGCACAACGCCGTCAAGGAGCGGAAACCCTGGCTGGTGTTCTCCATCGAAATGCCGGGCGAGGAGCTGGGCATGCGCGCCATCGCCTCGCTGGGCGGGGTTTCGCTGCATCGCTTAGATAATCCCGCAAAGATGCAGGATGACGACTGGGCGCGGATGGTCGGCGCGGTGGCGCAGGCCCAGAATGCCCCGCTGTTCGTGTGCGACGACCCCGTGCAGACCCCGGCGACCATCCGGGCAACGGCGCGCCAGTGCCAGCGCGAGCACGGCCTGGCCGGGATCGTGGTCGACTACCTCACCCTGGTGCGCGGCGACAGTGCAGGCCGGAGCCGCAACGAGGAGGTAGGTAAGATCAGCAAGGCATTGCTGCAGATGGCCAAGGAGATGGCCATACCGGTTATTGAGCTGGCCCAGTTGAACCGCGAATCGACCAAGCGTCCCGGGAAGAAGCCCCAGTCCAGCGACTTGCGCGACTCCGGCGAGATTGAGGCCGACGCCAGCTGCATCCTGATGGTGCACCGCGACATGGATACGGAGGAGGGTCAGAACGGCCTCACCGAGATCCTGATGACCAAGTGTCGCCATGCGCGGGTTGGCAGTTGCATTGTCCAGCAGGAAGGTCAGTACGGGCGGTTCGCCAACTTTGCCGGCTCGCTGCCCAGCGACGACGAGGTCGAGGCAGGTCGCGGTAGCTACGCCCAGCGCTACAAGGGGGCAAACCTGTGATCGAGCCATTCAAGATGGCGCCCTGTCCGTTCTGCGAAGGGCCGCCCTGCATCACCGCCAAGGACGAAGCCGGTACCGAGATTGCCGAGGGGCACACCTTCGACCCGGCTGACGAGTTCCCGATGGTCTCGGCGCACGTCTGGTGCCACGACTGCGGCGCACAGGGGCCGAACATCGAAACGCTGACCCTGGGCACGTTCGAGCACCTGTACGACCTGCAGGTGGTGGATGTAATGCGGATCGCCGTGGAGAGCTGGAACAACCGCCACGCGAAGGCCCGCGCCTGCTACGACGCTGGCGATCAGAAAGGCCTGAATCTGTGGCCAAGGAGGGAGGCATGAGCGCCGCCAAGACCCTCACCGTCACCCTCAGTGACGCGGAGATCCGCCGGCACGCCGCCGGCGAAGTCTTCCAGCTGCGTGATACCCGCCACCGCGAACTGCGGTTCCGGTTCTCGACCGTGGACCGCTCCCGTGGCGCCTGGCACGTCGTGGTGCGTGGACGCTGGGGCAAGGCCGGCGATTACCCGGGGATCAACACCAAGACCATGCTGGCCACGCTCCCGGCCATCCTGGCGCGCCGGGCCGCCGATGCTGAAGCCAAATCTACGACCACCAGCTGGTCCTCGGTGGGCGACGTGCTGGCGTGGTACCGGGATCGGATGAGTCGCGACCGCGGTCTGTCCGCCAAGCGCAAGGCCAGTGCCAAGTCGGCGCTGGACCGCCACCTGGTGCCACGCCTGGGTAACCTGCTGCTGGCCGAAACCAATAAGCAGGCGATCGACCAGCGCCTGATGTGGCCGCTGCAGGAGCGCTATGCCCTGTCCTTCGTGCGTTCGGTCTACGGCGTGCTGTCGGTCGCGTTCCGCCAGGCGCTGCGCCTGGACATGCTGCCGGCCAACCCCATGGCCTCGCTGAAGTTCACCGACTTCGTGCGGACCCGGATCAGGCCGCGACCTGCGCGACTGCGTGGGGATGATGTGCCGGGCCTGCTGATGGTGGTCGCCGAGCGCTTCGAGGTGGAGCCGGCGGGCTGCATGCTGGCTTTGATGATGCTGTGCCACGGTTCGCGGCTGGGCGAGACCCGGCTGGCGCGCTGGCGCAACGTCAACCTTGAAGCGGGGCGCTGGTTCATTCCGGCGGGTGACACGAAGACGAAGGCCGAGCACAACCTGCCGCTGACCACCCAGGCCTGCGCACTGCTGCGCCGGTACCAGCGCCTGCAGGCCGCCCAGGGTTACACCGGCCTGCTGCTGTTCCCGGGCAGCCATGGTGCACCGCTGAGCCCGAGCAAGGCCAACACCTTGTTCACCGATCTGGCCAAGGGCGAGTGGTCGAGCCACGACCTGCGCAAGGTGGCACGCACGGCATGGACCGACCTTGGCGTTGATTACATGGTGGGCGAGCTGCTGCTGAACCACGCCATGAAGGATCTCGACGCCACCTACATCCACACCACGGCAGAAGGGCTGAAGCGTCAGGCGCTGGAGGCCTGGCACAAGCACCTCGACGGGCAGGGATTCGCCGCCATTCACACCGAGACATTGCCGGGACAGAAAACCGGGACTGTAGCCGTTGACGCTAATAGCGGCGCGGGTTGCAGCGCCTCACAGCATCCATCCCAAGGGAGGATGTTTAATCAAGAATCCACGCCAGGAGCTGGCCATGAATAACGTAACGGCGGCCCTGCCGCGCAAAAGCTTGACCCCGGTAGAGCGGGAGTTCCTGAAGCAGGGGAACCGCATGCTGCTCGATCAAACCAATGGTCGGATCGCCGCCGCCGCCCTGATGGACATCGTTGCCGATTGGCACGGCTCCCGGGCTGCCCAAGGGTTCGAGCAATTCGCCAAGGCCTGGATCATCCAGGGCGGCGCCAAGAACAAACACGCCTACAAGCTGCTGTGCGAGCTGTTCGGCCTGGACACTGACCCGACGCCCCGGAGGGCTGCATGAAGAAACGCACCTACATGGACAAGGCCCTCGGCGACACGGAGTATCTGCTGGAGCAGTGGGGATGGTGGCGGATGGATGGAATGGGTGTTCCGCGTTACACCTCGCAGATTTACGCCCTAATGCGGGATAACACGCCATCGCAGGGCGGGGTCAAGGAGTACGTGATCACGGATGACCTGGCCCTAGGAGTAGACTGCGCCGTGGCAAGGCTAACAAAGCGAGATGCACAGATGGGCGGCTTCATTTGGCTGTACTTCGGTGCAAAGTGGCCAGCCCTGCGAGTAGCCAGAGAGAACGGCATCAGTGAAGCAAAAGCGCGCGAACTGATCAAAACTGGTGTAGCTTGGATCGACTGCGCGCTAGAGCACTTCCGGGACGCGCAATAGAGCCGGCCGGAATCCTAATAAGTCCTCCTGCGTAGTTTGCATGCAATCTTATTGGAATAACTTCGCTAACGGATTACGCAGATGGATGAATATCGAGTGATTATCAATAAGTTAAAAAAAACAGTTGATGCCGCGCGCCAGGAGGTCGAGTTGGCAATTATGTTTCATGAGTCGTGGCGACCTGCTGCATATGATTCGGAATTACATGATAGAATTGGCACATCCTATGCTGCTCATACTTTCCAAATCATCCGCATGTCGCTGCGTCGTGAGCTGATATTGTGTCTTGTGCGGCTGTGGGACAAGGACAGCAGAGCAGTGGGGATGACTGCTATAGCCAAGCATTTAAAAAATCCAAAATTCTTTAAGGCCCTCGTTGACTACAGGGCTAGACGCCTAGGGCTTCGCTCAATGTTCTCACCCGGTCCTATAACGGAAACACTGACCGCTAAACGGGACCAGGCATTAGAGCTAATCAATAAGTACAGTCCTGGCGGTGAAGCTTTTGATGTGTTCAAAAAGCTCCAAGAGCTGCGCCATAAGCGCTTGGCTCACAGGCAAGTCTCGAACGAGCCGGCTGCAGTAACTAGGCTGGAGGAAGATGACCAAGAGAATGAAAGCGGTGATTCATATAATTGGGCCACAGAACACGAAATAGAAGCATTTTATCAAGATAACCTAGTGATCGTGGAACTGCTGTTCAGCTTGATCAATGGAGTGGGCTACGATCTGAAAAGTGTTACCGATGTCTATCGCCATCATGCGAAATTTTTCTGGGAATCTGCACGCGGTGAGCGTACCCCCGGGCACCCAAACTATCGTGCTCCCGTCATCAACGACTGATATTTCATCTCTTGCCTAGAAAAAGCTTTCCGCGCGGATAAACACCTGTTTTCATAGCAGCGTGTCCAGCTTGCAAGCAACACGACACAGCGAACCCCGGCCATTGCAGCCGGGGTTTTGCGTTTTAACGGCCCAGCTTTTCCATGGCAGCATCTGCCAAGAACGACGACCGGCTTTTCACGTTGTGATCGCGCACGTACTGGTCGATCTTCTGGATGACGAAGCCCGGCAGGGTGACATTGACCTTCTCGGTCTTGCCCAGGTACGGAGTGATGTCGATTTCCAGCATGCCCCAGCCCATATCGGCGAAGTCCGGATTGTTCCGATGTGCCGCCGCGCTGGTTGGCATTGGGATCGTCTGGCCGTTGCTGGCGATCTCTTCGAGCATGATGTGGGCCACCTCGACCGCTGCGGAGTAGGCCTCCTCGAAGGTGTCGCCAGCGGTAACTGCGCCGGGAATGTCGGGGACTTGAATGCCGATGGCGGTGTTCTCGTCGCCCCACTCGATGCAGATTGGGTATTGCATGGTTCTCTCCTACAGAGGTGCAAAGGGTGAAGCCGGGCTATTTCAACCCGGCTCGTTCCTTGATGCTCTTTACTGTGCCGATCGGTAGATCCTTTTTGGGGTGTGGCACTGGTATCGAGTTTGGGTTGTTGGGGTGTTTGAAGATGTGGTGGCTTCCAGTTACTCGTTTCAGAACCCATCCAGCGGCTTCAAGCTCCTTGATCAACTGCCTACTCTGCACCTCCGTCTCCTTGTGTGGTTGATGGGATAATTATACCTCTAGGCGTATAGCTCGACAAGAGAAAAGATGCGCCTAGGGTTACTTTTTTGGTTCGCCATTAAAGCGGACTTATTGCTTTCTAGTCCATCCATTGTTCTTGGCGATTTCGTATTCGGCCCATGCCTGCTCCTAGCTCCCAGCGGATGCCAGCGACTTAGGGCCGTCCCTAACTGAGGAATGCAGATGAACAACGAGCACCAGGCGCTCGCTGATGTGCCCCTATGGCTGTTGATTTTGTTAAGCATGGCCGGCCTATCAGGCGAGATGCTTCGAGCCTCAGGGGCCGATCTAAGTCTGCGGCAGATTCTGCAGCGCGTGGCTTTACGTTTCCTAGCGTCCGGCTTGCTAGGCATGGCAACCCTACTGCTGGCCTTGGCCCTCTGGAACAACCTCTATCTGGCTGCAGGGCTGGGCATCGTGATCGCCGTTATCGGCGCGGATGTCGCAGGCGGCTTGTATACACAGTTCCTTGCTAAGCGGGCAGGGCTTCCTCCGAATGATCAATAAGGCGGTGAAATGACTGTATCGAAAGGGCGTCGAATGTTGAGTCATCTAGAAGGTGAGGCATTACAACGCGTCGGTATCCTGAAAGGTGACGCTGAGCGACTGGCTAAAGCTATCGGCCGTATCGAGGCCGTCGACCAGAATGCGCTTGAGAGGGCAATGATTGCCTTGCGCCGAGCCCTGGCCAAGCTTGAAGACGCCGTTACGCGTAACGCGGCGGATTAGGTTATGTTCAAGATCGGCTTGGACAATGCGCCGGGCGTGTCCTCTGCCTTGCAGCGCCTGTACCGCGACCAGTTGCCTTTCGCGGCGGCGCTCACCGCTACCGAACTGGGCAAGCTGGTCAAGGCCGGTGAAATGCGGGTAATGAAACAGCGCCTAGACCGGCCAACACCTACCACGCTCAATAGCCTTTTCTTGCGTGCGGCCACCAAGGCCAGGCCCGAGGCGCGGGTCTACTTCAAGGACTCGTGGTCATCGGGCATCCCTGCAGACACCTACCTGCAGCAGGCAGTGGCCGGTGGGCCGAGGCCGCACAAGCGCTTCGAGAAATCGCTGATAGCCAAGGGCCTGATGCAGTCCGGTCAGTTCGCCCTCCCTGCATCGTACATTCTGAACCAGTACGGCAACGTTTCGCGCGGGGTGATGACCCGCATTCTGTCGGGGCTTGGGGCTGCCGAGTCCTCCAGCGGCTACCAGTCCAATGCCACGGGCAGCAAGCGCAGCAAGCGCAAGGGCAATGCCCGTCGCTATTTCTCGGGTGTGGTCGATAGCACCGATGGTGTGTGGGAGCGCATGGACACGGCCTTTGGCGATGCCATCCGGCCGGTGTTCCTTTTCAGCAAAAGCGCGCCGATCTATCGCATTCAATTCCCGTTCTTCCGTATCGCGGAGAACATCGTCACGGCCAACCATGCCCGCGTATCTACCGAGGCGCTCGAAAGGGCCATTGCCACGGCGAAACGTTGAAAAAAGCCGCGGAAAACCTCGTTTTCCGGCCCTCAGGGGTTGACGGGAGGCGGGGGAGGCTGTCCGACCTTGCCCCACCCCCCGGCCTTCGGGTCCTCCCGGCACCCCCGGTGGATGGGGGTAATTCGGGCCCCGCCTTTTCGCTATGTATGACCCAATTTCGGAGGTTGGTTGTTGTTTAGTCCATGACAAATTCAACGATTACCCGACAGCCGTTCTGGCTGAACAAAAAACGCATGGCCGAAAGCCTCGGTATTTCGGTTCAAGCCTTCGACAAATGGGGCGTCGAGCCGGTCCAGAGAATCGGTCGAGAATCGTTTTACGACGTTCGATCGGTGGTGGATAACCGCCTGCAGCACCAGAGCGGCAAGCAACAACTTGGCAGCGATGATATCGACCCTCTCGCTGATGCCAAGTTGTTGCAAGAGCGCCTGCGCCTGACCAGAGAACAAGCCGACGCCCAAGCGATGCGCAACGAGGTTAAGCGTCGCAACCTGGTACCGGTCGATTTCGTGACGTTCGCCCTAAGCCGGATCACCAGTTTGATCGGCTCAACCCTCGACACCGTGCATACCAAGGTCAAGCGCAAGCACCCTGACATTGAGCCGCGACACCTTGAAGCCGTGCAGCACGAGGTGGCCGTTACGCGTAACGAAACGGCGAAGCTAAACGAGCGTTTGCCGGAGATTCTGAATGAGTTCATTTCCGCCATGGATGACGACGGAGGCTGACCCCCCATGGCTGAAGCCGTTGGTCGACGCAATCGAGGTCGGGCTGTCGGCGTTGTACAAAGAACCGCCCATGACTGTCGTGGAATGGGCGGATAAACATTTCTATTTGTCGTCGGAGTCCTCCTATCAGGAGGGGCGATGGACAACGGCGCCGTTTCAGGTGGCCATTCTCAATGCGATGGGCAATGACCTGATCCGCGAAGTCAACTTCGTGAAGTCGGCCCGTCTTGGTTACACCAAGATGCTGATGGCATTCATTGGCTATCTGATCCAGCACAAAAAACGCAACGTGCTGATGTACTGCCCGACCGAGGGTGACGCCGAGGGCGTCATGAAGCGCCACATTGAGGGCATGGTTCGTGACGTTCCAGTGGTCCTCGATCTGGCGCCTTGGTACGGCATGAAGCACCGCGATAACACCCTGGAGGCCAAGTGTTTCTCCAACCGCAAAATGCTGTGGTGCCTGGGTGGCAAGGCGGCGCGCAACTATCGGGAAAAGAGCCCTGACACCGTCATTTACGACGAGCTGTCGAAGTTTGACGAGGATATCGAGGGCGAGGGTGCACCGACGTTCCTGGGCGACAAGCGCCTGGAGGGGGCCACCTTCAAGAAGTCAATCAGGGGCTCAACGCCGACCGAGGCCGAGAAGTGCCAGATCACCCGTGCCGCCATTGAGTCGCCGCATGACCTGCGGTTCAACATCAAGGCGCCTTGCTGCGGCAACGAGCTGCTACTGGCGTGGGGTGGCAAAGACGAGCCGTTTGGCATCAAGTGGCGGCTCAATGACCGTCATGAAGTCGAAGCGGCCTGGTATCTGTGCCCACATTGCCAGGGCGGTACGTTCGAGTATCACGAAATGGTCACGGCGGCCGAGGAAACCGGCCGCTGGGTCTGCGACCGCTCGGGCATCTGGACGCGCGACAGCATGGAGTGGTTCGACGCTGATGGAGCGCCGACCGTAACGCCGCGCTCAGTGACATTCAGTGTGTGGACGGGCTATTCGACGTTTACCACCTGGGTCGATATCGCGACCGACTTCGTCAAGGTCGGCAACGACCGGGGCAAGCTGAAAACCTTCGTCAACACCACGCTAGGCGAGGTGTGGGAGGAAAACCTGGCCGAGAAAGTCGACTGGGAACAGCTGCGCGACCGTCGCGAGGTCTATGCGGCCCAGGTGCCGGCTCGCGCATTGGTTCTGACAGGGGGCGTCGACACCCAAGACGACCGTTACGAGCTTCGGGTGTGGGCGTTCGGCAAGGACGAGGAAAAGTGGCTGATTTACCGTCGAGTGTTGACGGGCGACCCGGCCAGTGTCGAGTTGCTGCGCCAAGTCGGGTTGGAACTGCATCGCCAGTTTACCCGCGCCGACGGCACCAAGATGGGCGTTTTGCGGTGGTGCTGGGACTCCGGCGGCCACCATTCGGAGACGGTGCGGGCGCAAAGCCGAAAGCACGGTCTGCACTGGGTGATCCCGATTTTCGGGGCTAGTACCTACGGCAAGCCCATTGCCAACTTCCCGCGCAAGAAGGACAAGAAGTCAAAAACCTACCTGACTGAGATTGGTACCGACAACGCCAAGGAGGTCATTTACAACCGCCTCAAGCTGCAGCCGGACGGCAACCGCCCAGTGCCTGGCCTGATCCACTTCCCGGCCGACGATTCGATCTGCGACGACGACGAGCTCAAGCAGCTGACCAGCGAAACCAAAAAATGGGTGCTGGTTAAAGGGCGGCGGGTGTTGCGCTGGGATGCCAGCAAGAAACGAAACGAGGCGCTCGACTGCCTGGTGTACGCCCTGGCGGCCTTGCGCATCAGCCAAGAGCGCTTTGGCCTCGACCTCGACCTGCTGGCCAGCCAGAACCCGGAAACCGGGGTTTGGGAAGTGCCTGCAGAACCAGCACCAACGGCCGAGCCGGAAGAACCACCAGCGCCGGCACTTCCGCCGTCGCCGGCGCCGGTGGCGCCGCAA